GGATACCATCACCACTTACATCATCAACAACAGAGATGCTAGAGCAGAAAACTATTATGTGGAACCAAATGGCATTGGCCGTTTGCCTTTCATCTGTGTGTATGCAGAACGCAGTCCTGTTCGTGGTTTAGGTGTTAGCCTTGTAAATGACATTGCTGATCAACAGTTAATGATTGCAAACGAACTCTCAGAAATTTACGATTCAATCCGCCTGGACAGTCACCCTAGTCTGGTTGCTACTGATTCAACCAATATCAAAGGTGCTGCTGCTGGACAGATCATCACGCTACCAGAATCAATTGACCCAGCACTCAAGCCATATGTGTTGCAATTTGAAGGCGGTCAGATCTCAGCCATTTACGAAAGTATCAACAACCGTAAACGCATGATTGATGGTATGGGTAATGTGGGTTCAGTTCGTGCCACAGAAACCACAACCAAGTCTGGCATTGCTATTCAAACTGAATTTCAATTGCTTAATGCCAGACTCAGCAGCATTGCATCAAACCTGGAATTGGCTGAAGAACAGATCTGGCAAGAAGTATGTGCTTACCTTGGTCTAGAGTGGTCAGGTGAAATTACTTACCCATCAAACTTTGCGCTGCATGATGTAGACAATGAACTAGATCAGTTTGCTAAAATGAAAGCACTTAGTTCAAATCCTATGATTCAACTTGAAATTGATAAGCGACTGAGTGAAATACTAGACATTGAACTTATGGAAGCTGCACTTGGTGTAGAAGTTAGCGAAGGTGAAGCACCACCTGCGTATGTGCCACACAACATGACAGCACCAGATGGAACCATTCTGTATGTAGAAAGTCCAGAAGATGAAGCCACTGCTATTGCAGCCGGCTACACGAATGGCTAAATAGAATACTGATATCATCGAGATATCAACAAAACCATACCGTTATCAGAGAACGGGCAAAAGGACACAATGACCGATACAAACATTGGCGAACATGAAGGTACTGAGCCTTCCACAGAAACTCAGGCAGTCAAAACTTATACTCAAAAAGAAGTTGATGATATGATGGCAAAAACTAAAACTGCTGTCACTAAGAAACTTTCCAGTAGGTATGAAGACCTTGGAGACCCAGACGAACTACGCAGCATAGTATCTAATTTTAGAACTCAGCAGCAAGACCTGGAAGTTAAAAAAGGTAATTTTGACAAAGTGCTTCAAGAACTTGCTGCCAAGAAGGATGGCGAGATTCAGAAGCGGGATCGCATCATTGAAAGTTTTAAAGTAGAAACTCCAATCATTGAAGCCGCCAGTCGTTTTAGAGCAGTTGCTCCTGATCAAGTTAAAAGTCTGATCCGTGGTAATGTGCGATTGAATGGGGAAGGTGATGTTGAAGTAGTTGATGAAAAAGGACAGGTTCGCTATGATGACTCAGGTCGTTTACTCTCAGTGGACTCGTATGTGCAGGAATTCTTAGGTAGAAATCCGCACTTTGTTTCAGCAACACCCTCAACTACTGCAACTCGTAGCAACGTAAATAGTCCTGGTGCTGCAAAACTTGATATTTCAAAACTAGACATGAAGAATCCCGAGCACAGAAAACAATACGCAGAATATAGAAAATCTGCTGGTATCGCATAAACATTTAAAGGAAAATATATTATGGCCGGTTCAACAACCACAACACTAAACGACTTACTTCCAAGCATCGTAGCTGAAGCAATGTTCGTAGCAGGCGAGCGCAGTATCATGCGCGGTCTGGTTAAAAATTATACTTTGTCTCCAGGACAAGGTAAAACTGTCACAGTTCCAATCTATCCACGTCAGACTGCTGTCAGTGTCTTAGAAGGTGACGAAGTTGGTAATACTACTGTTTCCACAGACAGCGCATTGCTAACAGTGACTACTGCTGCTATCCGCACTATGGTCACAGACTTGGCAGTTGCTAGTGCAGCATCCAATGTAGTTGGTGATTTAGGTCGCTTGTTTGGTGAAGCAATTGCACGTAAGGTTGACACAGACTTGATGGCATTGTTTGCCAGTTTCTCTGTTGGTGTCGGCGGTGTAGGTACTACACTAAGTGCTGCTACTATTGCTCAGGCTGCTGCTAAACTTCGTGCTGCTGGTGTTCCAGCAACTGACTTAGCTTGCGTTCTGAATCCATATGTTGCATATGACTTAAAAGCTGCTATCACTAACACATTTGCTAATCCAAATGCTGGCATGATCCAGAATGAAGCAATGGCCACTGGCTACATTGGTACATTGTTTGGTATCCCAGTTTATGAATCTAGCTTGATTGCTGATACTGGCACAGCTGGTGATTTCGTTGGTGGTGTATTCCACCGTGAAGCATTGGGTCTTGCTATGATTGGTGACATCAACATTGAAACTCAGCGTCGTGCTAGTTTCTTAGGTACTGACATTGTTGCCAGTATGCACTACGGTGTTGGTGAATTGTATGATGGATACGGTGTCAACGTAGCTGCTGATAGTACAATTCTTTAATTGAAGGCGAGCGATCATGACATTTAGAATCATCACAGGCGTTTTTAAATCATTTGCATTTGCAAGTGACGTCACTGGTCGCGATCCTCGTTTCTTTGAAGCCAACGAAGGCATCACCACAGCAGATGTTGAGACTGCCCTGGAGCAAGCGAGTCAGAGAATTTTAACACAGATCCGTAATACAGATTGGTGGGCGAATTATCAGTTCTCAAGAGACACCGCACTAAACCGCGATGTTCGTTTGCTTCCAGTGGTAGATCCACTATACATTCTGGCTCGTGAGCAAGAATTCAAAGATTTAAATGTTCAATTTGCTTTATGCGAATACTTGTATCCTGGTCGTGCAGACTTTGGAGATGAGACATCAGCAGAAGTGAAGAAGATTGCATTTTATCTTGATTTGTATAATAAACTGTTCATTGAAGTAATTCAAGCAGGTGATTTTTATGACTTTAGTAAGAGTGGAACTATTACTACTGATGAAAAAGCTCCTGGCTGGACTAACCGTGTGCGTGTAAGATAATGAGAGCACAACTCTTAGCGTATCTCACAACCAATCTTACTGGGACCATAAAGCCCAGTCAAGAATTGCCATGGACTGAAGGTGGAGCAGCACTTTATACAAAGAATCTTCGTAAGGTTTACTTAGATGATGACACCATTGAACAAGCAGAACTAATAGGCACTTTGGACGATTCAGACATCAATCAGAATATTACCACAGTGGCTGGTTTCTTATCAGTGGATGCCAAGAATAGAAACGCAGATTTAGACACAGCATTGACAGTATTGGCTGCGGCCCGTAATGTCTCGACCATCACAAACACTTTCAGAAAAGAGTTTGACTATACAACCAGTATTGATGCAGACCGTATCACATACCAGTTCGAGTATAGATTTTACACATTAGCATAAGGAAAAACGACATGGCATATTTAAATGCAACCTCAGCCGTAAACCGTGTTAAGTTGTTCGTCATTAAAAACAGTGATTGCACAACTCCAGGCACACCAGTTGAAGCGGACTTTTACACAGCAGTAAGCAACTCAACAGGTGTTGCAACTCTAAACGCAACTACAGATCCAATCTTGGTTGGCGGTTTACAAGACATCACCATCAACAACGCTAACGGTTCATTCCGTTGGAAGCAGTTGGACCAATCTGGTGAGAACGTTATCACAACAAACGCAACTAACACTCTTAGTGGCAACTTTGTTATGGACCAAGAAGACTTCTTCGGCGACAGCACTCAAACTGCTGGCCACGCAGGTTATGAAGGTATCTTCAAGTTATCAAATGAACGTACAGAAGTTGCTTTCTTAGCAGCTCCTACAGGCGTAGTTGATAACCAAACTGTGTTCATGGGAACTGGTTTCGTCTCTGCACTTGCTCCAACAGTTAGTGCTGATAGCCCAGTTTGGGTAAGTCCAATTACTGTTGAAGTAAACGGCGATTACATTCTTTACAAAACTACATTAGGCGCTTAATAGCTCTGAAGTATTTGCATTGAACGCAATCAGAAGCACCCTTAGGGGTGCTTTTTTACGATTATGAAATGACTAAATAAACTTGTTCAA